TCTTCCACTTGTTTTACTCTGTCTCTTATAGCACTCACATCATTTCTAATTTCAGCTATATTAGGGCACATTACATAGTGGTTATTATTCTGTCTATTTAATTCTTTAATATCATCTTCTGCTCTAAGAAGTCTTCCATTAGTCTTTGTTGTTTGTTCTCTTATAAAGTTTAAGAGTTCAAGAATGTTATCATTGTTTGTATCTATTTTTTCTCCTAAATTATGATTATTTACATCAATTTTATCATTTAATGTGTCTAATCGATTTTCAAGAAGTTCTTGAACTAGTTCTAAATTACTTTTCATCCTAGGTGACATTTTATAAAAGTTAGAGAATTTACAACAAATTTGTCGTAATAAAAGTTACGTTAAAATTAATAATAATATTTTTAAAAAACAAACACTATCTTCTTGATTGTGTTGTCAGTTTTACTCCCATTTCACGAGCCAATTCAGGGCTAATATATGGTAACACCTCAGAATTAAATTGAGCAGCACCCGGAATAATATTTAAGAAATATTTTATAGGATAAGCTTTCTTAATCATATCTTCATCATCTATAATATATCCTGTAGTTTCTCTAGTCAAAGCTGTCATAAATTGTCCTACCTTTACCAATACATTTAATGCAGGAAGTACATTTCCTTGTGTAATCTGTGTGAATGAAAGAGGATTATAATAAAATTGAATTTCATCACTAATTTTATTAATTGCTTTAGCTAGGAATTTATATTGATTTTTTTCGTAATCTGTAGCATCTTCTGGGGGTTCTGCTGCTTTAGAAGCAATAAGTACACCCATCATTCCCACCAATAACCCAAGTTCTTTCATTTCTTTAGAGAGTTCATTCCTAATTAAGTCATAGAATTCTTCATTGGTTATTTCAAGTTGCTGTCCTGTCTTTAAAAAATAGTCATGTTTCTTCTGTTCTAACATATCATCTAAAATTCTAAGTCCCTCTTCTGTTCCATTAAGAATTTCTCTCATTTTAAATATATTCCTAGCACCTAATTGAGCCCATGTCTTTACAAATACTCTCGTCCTACCATATTCCCACTCATCTAATTCAATATTTTTATGAATATCCAATGCTCTTGAAGCAACTAATTTAGGAATCCATGTTTTAAACATCATGAATGATCTTAAAATTGTGTCCCTTCTATATCCAGCTTTATTTTCATTACTCATCTGTCCATTAAGCTGCCTATTGTATTCTATTACTTTTACTCTATATTTAGCTAACTCCTCTTCAGAAACATTAGGAATTACTACCTCATCATTTTCTATTTTAGCAATTTTAATAAGAGATTGTTCTTCTTTTAATTTTGCCACTCTATCTTCATATGTTTTCTCCAATTGTTTCCTTTCCTCTAGAGAAAGAGAATATTTGGACATTCTATCCTGCACTTTTACATACTGCCTAATATTTACAATTTTGCCATTTACCACCATAGAGTTTTCATTAAAACTCATAGCATTAGCATATTGAAGTCTTCTTTCAGGAAATGAATTTGTAATCATCATTACATCTGTAAAACTCCAAGTACCTAAAAATTTTAATAGCCCTTCTTTCTTAGCAATTTTTCTTTGTCCTTCTATAGAAACATCTTCATTAAGAGGAATAATCATATGCAATAATGCTTTCTCCAGAGTTGATAAACCCACACCTGTTGAAATCTTTCCATTATTTTTTTCAAATTCTCTAAACCTGTACATGTTTCCTGCTGTAATAAAAGCTTGAAACTGACCTCCAGCATAGTTGGCAATAGCAATAAGGGGTTTCAAACCAACACCAAGTACACGTACTAATGTGTCCATATTACTAATTACTTTCTTTGTAGACATAGCAGCCTTATTCTGCTGTTCTTCATCTTTGGAAAATTTACCTGTTACAGCCCCTATACCAACATTTCCTAATGAACTAACATCTTCTGTCAAGTCATATAAATAATCCTCTACAATGGTTTGTAATATGTCTGCATTCTTATTCTCCACTTTGTTTACCTTTGGTACACCAGCTTCCATTATAATTTTTCTATCTTGATCTACCATTAAACTTCCCTTACTCTGTTCTACAGAATGAAGAGTTAGTAAAGTGTTTTCTAAGTTTCTTGCATTCTCGTATTCATAAATAGACTTCACCCACAGAGCACCAACTTTTGTTAGGTCTGTAGAGAGTTGTTCTATTTCTTTATCTGTCTTTGTAAAATATTTAGGAATAGTACGTCTTAATTGTCCTGTTTCTGGATCAATTTTAGAATAAGTTTGCTCTTCATTAATTCTTGTTTTATAAAAATCTTGGAAGAAATCTTTTGTTTGTGCCGCAATGTCACTTGTATTAGCAAACTTCTCCATAATTGTTGCTTCAATTAATGGAAAGAAGGAACTCCCCTGCCTGTCTAAATAACCAACTTGTCTTGCTTTCTCATTTAATTCTGTAAAAAATTGCCATACTTTTCTAGCATTTTCACTCATTTCTGTATATTCTTTAGAATAATGTCCTTCTAAGTTTACAGATTTGTTAAAAATATAACTAAAATGAAATCCATCATAGCCATTAAAGGTTGTTCTATTTATATCAATAGAATCTTTGAGTCTTTCAATTCTTCTATTTCTTTCTTCTACATCATTTTCTTCTTCTGTAGAAAACTGTGTACTTTCCAATGCAATGATACCTCTTTCAATAGCTTCTTGAGCAAGAACATTATATTGTTCTACATCCATATTTTTTAAAAAGAATTCTTTATTCCTATCTTTTTTGGCTGTAGCAATTTCTTCCCAAAATTCTTTGCTAACTTTTCTAATTAATTTAAGTCCTTTTTCACTAACTGTTCCAATTAAATTAAAAGCTTTCACACCTTTATTCTTAGCTTCTTCATCCAAAGGCAAAAGAATTTTTTCAAACTTATTAATTTTATTAGCAACTTTTCTATTAATTAAACTTTGTGCATTAAGAATTAAATGTGTTGCAAGTTTTATAATTTTTGCTGAAAGTTTTGAAGCTTCTAAAAATGTTTTTGAAAATCCATCAATTGCTTTTTCAGCATCAAGAACAGACATTTTGTTTTCTTCTGTTGTTAATTCTTCTCTTAATGCTAACTGTATAACAAATTCTTTTTGTAACTTTTCTATTCTAGCAAACATTCGCCCTGTAGAAGCAGAAATTTGTTCAAGAATTACTAATGTTTTTTTGTCTTCTGGGCCCAATTCTTCTCTGGAAATATGAGAAAGATATACTTCATCTAGGGTAGCATATTTCTCAGCACTCTTTTTGTATTCTAATAAATCACCAAGTTTCTTTTGAATATCTTCCTTACTTAATTTAGAATAATCAATATTTTCAAATGATTTGAATGTTTGTGCAGCATTATTAAGGAATGTTCTACCAACATTAATTAAAGGTTCAAAATTCAATTGTAATTGTAATGAGCGAATTGCTTTTCTCATTTGGTTTAATTGAATATCTTTTGCCCCTCTTTCTTCTGGGCTAACAGGTTTCTTATAAAGTTTTTCCCATTGTGTTCTAAGAGCCTCTAATAATATATCAATCTGAATATTTCCTGTAGATTCTGTATTAACAGGAACAGGAAGTAAATACATATTAGTTTCTGTAACACTATTAATTTTTCCTATTTCTATAGAGGTAGGAACTAAAGGGCTTTTATTATTACCTTTTATAGAAGAACCATAATTCATTATAAAAGGAATCATTCTAGCTTTCCTTAATTGACTTGCTTTAAGTCCATATTGATAAAGAATCTTTGTATATTCTCCCATTTGCATCTTCCATTCCCTTTCTTTAAACCAAGGAATATCTTCTGTTTTATTCTTATTAATATCTGTAAATTTCCAATCTAAAATATCAACTTTAGGTTCTCCATTTTCTTGTGGCTCTATAGCAATAAAATCCACTGTAGAAGCTAACTTACCCTTCACCTGTTCATTAACAACTTTTCTTTCTACAAGAAATCTTGTCCCTTCTTTAAAAGAATATATGAGTTCTTTAGCAAAATTCTGAATTGCTTCTTGCTGTTTTTCAGAAAGCACAGTGTCAATTTTAGTATTTAAAGGGATTTTAAGAGCATATCCATCCTTGTCAATAAGATTGGTAGTAATGAAGATTTCAAGTAGTCTGTGACCTTCACTTCCCCATTCCCTCTTTTGCTCATCAAACACTTTATCTTCTGCACCTCTTTCAGGCATCTTTTGATTCTCTTTAGCTTTCTCTGTAACAGATTTTGCTATTTTCTCTCCATCAATTGTATAATGCCTTTTATCATTAATTGTTTCTGGGTGTAATTCCATTCTGCTATCAATATCTACAATCTTATTATATATAGCATCTACTTTATCATTTTTTAATTGATAGAAAGTTTCTGTTCCTTTAAAAGAAAGGACTTCATCCCCATTAATTTGTTCAATCCTGTATTGTCCTTTTGGTATGATAATCTTATCTCCAATAATCTTTACTTCTCCTGCTTCTCTAATTATTTTATTAGATAGATTTTTAGGAATTTGTACTAACCAATAACCATTATCTGATAATCTTTGTAATTCTGATTCAGCATCATAGGTTTCAGATGCCAAATTCTGAGCAACTTCTAATTGCCCATTACCGTATTCAATAGCAGATTGTAAATTATCTGTCATTGATATCCCCTTACTTAGCAGTCCTGCTTTTTTATATAAATTGTCTTCTTTGGCATAAAGAACCAAATTACCGTTTTCATCAATTATAGGTTTCTCTATTTGTCCCCTATAATAACTACTATTGTTCTGGGTTATTCCATATTTAGCACCAACATTTCCAGCAATTACTTGCTTACCAGCTTGCCCAAAAATATCAATATTTGTTTTTCTATATACACCTCTAATAAAGTCTTTAATTGTATTCCACCATTGTTGTACAAGAATTTTATTTGTTTCTTGTAATAATTCAGGAAATTGTGTTGTATTTTCAGAATTATTAATAATCACCTCTGTAATTAATTTATCAACAGCCTCTTTCTTAATTTTACGAATATCAGGTTTTCCATTGGAAAGTTGATAGTTTCTATTGTCTTTATAGGAATTTAAGGTTTCCTTATAAATTTTAAACCTATCAATCTTACTAATTAATTCTGTTACAAGTTTTGGATTTGTTTGTTCAAGAATAGCTGTAGCAATATGTACAAATTCTTCTGTTAATGTAACATTCTCCATTCCATGTGCAATAGCTATTACACCTTTTACTAAATCTGCTACACCATTAATACTCTTTGTATCTAGTCCAGTGGATTTTGCATATTCTGTCAAGGATTGAATATCAATTCCCATTTTGTTTGCAGCTTCTTTTACTTTATTAAGAGTTTCTTTTGATGCTTCTGAGGAAGGTAATTCTGCTACTTGGAAAAATTGCTCTTCTCCTTCTATTTCTTTTAGTCGTTCTTCTAATTCTCTTTGGTGTTCTTCAGATTCCCATTGTTTAATTGCCTCCTCTCTTTCTGCATCATCTTTGGTATTAAGAAGAGTGAGTTGTTTTGTTGTTGGTTCTATTACAACACCTCTTTTATTATCTTTTGTTCCATTATAAAAAACCTTTCCAATATTAATATCAGAATTAATACTCTTATTCAGAGTTTCGGCAATTGTTTCTGCTACAGAAAAGTAATTTCCCGGAAATACTTTTTTACTAAATGATGTTAATATCTGAATGAAATTACTTCCATCAAATTTTAAATAAGATTTATCCTTCGTAAAATCCTCTACAGTATGTTTGATTCCTAAGTTACATGCACTCATATATTAACATTTAAAATCATTAGTTTTTAAATTTATTCCTTTTTGTAAATCATTTGACCAATTCTCTGTAGAAGAGAACCTACTTTTAAAAGAACTTTCACTTGAAATATCTTGTCCAGATATGTTTCTAAATGTCCATCCCTTAGGAGCTAAAATCATTGTTGGAATATTGAGTAAAAGTCCTGCTTTTGCACCAGCCTCATCAAATCCTGTTTGTCCACCTGTTCTAATTGCAGAAACTTTATTTTTTAAATTAGGAGATTCTATAACAGCTTTAAGTAAATCATAAGTAAATTGATCAACTTGTTCCTGTGTATACTTTCCCTTCATTGTATAAATACCATTTCCAGCAATATTTAAGGTAATACCATTAGAAAATAAATCTGAAACTTTTTTAATAGAATTTAATTCATTAACAATTCCATTTACTCTTTCTGGTGTTACTGCTAATCTATTTGCGTCTACAGAAATATACTTCTTATTTTGACTTAATACAGAGGTTTTTGTTAGTCTTTCTCCAGCACTTGTAAAATCTACAGCAATTGCAATAGTTGCATCTGCAGAAGCATTTTTAATAGTTCTTTCTCTATAACCAGAAGATTGCTCTTCTTGAAAATTAATATTCCCCATTAATGTAGTATTAGAAATTACTGGTGAAGATACAACATTTTCTCCAAATAATATCTTAGAAACTAATTCATCTTCAACCTCTGCGGAAATTATTTTCTTTTCAATTGTTCCATTTGGTTGTTTTTCTTCTATTTCTTTTTCTACTTTAATATAATCATTATTTAAAACAGAAGCTTGTTCAACATTATAAAACTCTTTTGCTCTAAAAGAATCTCCCCAAGCATTAATCATTTTATAAATATATTTTTCATATACAATTCCTGTTTTCTTATCTTCTGAAGAATGCATTAAGGGAATTCTGTTTCCATTTTCATCTTCTGTATAAACCTTCTGGAATAAGCCCTTCTGCACATGACTTCTATCACTTGTTCTTCTTCTTTTAATCCTTTCAAATTTAGAAATATATTTTTCCCAACTGTAGGTAATAAAATCAGATTTTGCATCCTGTGAGTGTACAGACATTGTAATTGTCATAGGAAGAATACCATCAGCTTTTGCTTTATTAAGTCTTACTAATGGTTTGTCAATGTAATTCTGACTAGGATAATACCAATCTCCTCTTTTATTCTGTTTAATCTTATCTTTCTTAAAAGGAATAATGTCTGTATTTGCCCAATTGTTTCTTTCAAATACATGAAGAGAATGAAAGTCAATTAAATTTGGCATATCTTCTAGAGAAGAAAGTGTTTCATTGTAGATTTTCTTGAAGTCTTCATATGGTAACAATTGACTAAAGGCAATTGGTGAATTTGTGAGTCCTGATTGTAATACAGCAAGTCTCATAAATTTTCCATACAATCCACCTTTTTCATATCCTAAATATGGTCTAAGTTCTCTAAATGCAGCAATCACTTGATTTTGATCATACACTTTATTCTCTGTACCAACTAATTTTAAGTTTTGTACTTTTCCTACTTTATCACCAGTTTCAAGTCTAATTGATTTTAGAATAAGATTATCAAATAAAGGATGATTTTTATTTTTCATCACCTTATCTCTAAAAGCAATAATTTGTTGTGCCACACTCTTTTCACTTTCATTACCTAGAAGTATAGAAGCGACTTTGTTATTTAATTTTGTATTAGTCTGCATAGCCCAATCAAATAAATCTGCTACAGCTTTCTGACTAATCTTAACAAAGTCTCTATCATTAGTATTAATATAAGGTGTTAAAACAGCTTCCATTACTTGTCTTACAGAATACTTTGTAGCATCATCATTGGTTCTGTCAGAAATAAGAATTGTAGAAAAAGCATCCCTCACTTGATTAATCTTAGTTCTAAGTCTACCTCTAAATGAGTTATTTAATAGATCATCTATAGAAGAAATAATGGTTTTTCTTGCTTTCTCTAATTGTTTTTCTTTCTTAAAGATCAAATAAGGATCATTTAAATTAGCTGTATCAAAGTTACTACCTTGTGTTACTTGGAATAAATGATTAGCCATTTTAGAATATTTCAAGAACTCATCAAGAATAAATTGTTGTTGTGCTAATTGCTCATCTTTAAGAGTTTTATTTCCTACCATATCACCTAATTCTGTTTCAGAAGGAATAAGAGAAATACTAATAGGAGTACTAGGTTTAAATTTAGCTTGTGAAGCATTAACAAAATCATCTATAAATAACCAAGAATACCCTGCATTTTCAAGTGATTGTAGATATTCTTTTATAATAGGTTGATTCATAAAATAAGCAACTGTCTTAACAGGCACACCAGCTTTAATTAAAAATAACCATGTTCCTGCTGTAGAAGGTGTTGCTCCTAATTCCATAATCCATGCACCCTTACTAATATCCACATATCCATCAATCATTTGAGAAATAATATCAGAAATATTATCTCCTACTTGGTTTTTTATCATTGATAATGTAGGAAGTAATTTTCCATTAATAAGAATTTTATTAAACTTAGGAAAATGAAATTTACCATCATCAAGCCATTTCTTATCTTCTTCAGGAACTAAATCCATTCTCTCATAATCAATAGTCGTAACTGCTCTCTGGTTATCTGAATGATTAGTTTGTCCAACAGCAGCAATACCAATAGCTTGCTTACCAGAAACAAAATTCTGTCTAAGAGTAGTCATAAATCTTCTACTCAACATGTTCCCTACATTAGAATAATCAATCTCTGGTCTTCCTAGTTTACTATTAATATCTCTTGCTAAACCTTTTAACTGATCTGCACTATTTGGTTTTATTAAGTTTTTAAAGTTTAATGGATGAGAAACAAGATTTTCTAAACTCTGTATATAAGCATTCTCTAGTGCTTCCTTATACATCTTATCCCCATAAAAATTTAGAAAATTCTCATCTATTAATTTACTCATCCATTTTGCAGAATCATTATTAGCCTTATCTAACACTCTTTGTTGGTATTCAGAAGGTAATAAGTTTTCTTCTTCTGCTTTAGTTCTAATAGCCTCAAATACTTCTCTATGGTTTAAATAGAATTCTGTTTCTTCCTCTGTTAAATTTGGAAAGAAATCTAAGAAACTTTTAGTATCATCTACAGTTTCAAATTTGTCTAAGATATTAAATACACTTATTCTAAACTCATCTTTATTAGCAATCTTTTCAAGTTTAGTTCTTAGTTTCTCTGTATAATCATTAATATAGAATTGTTTTGTGATTTCTTCTGTTTCTTTTAATTCAACAAGTTTAATTTTTCTATCAATACTTTCAAATGTATTCTTTAAATAAATAGAAAGTTTATCAATGTCAAAGTCACTACCAACTTTTTTAACCAAAGCTGAAGGGATAACAACACTATCACCAAAATCTTTTGGTAAGAATTTAGCAATTTTAAATACATCAATTGAATTCTGCTTCTGGGTAGGAATTCTAAATCCAATTCCTCCTAAAATCTTTTGTCCTTCCTCAGTATTATTTAAATAATCTAATAGTTCCTTATCATTTAATTTACTATCAAACCATCTAGCCACCATAATTTCACAAACTCTCTTACCATCTTCATCCTTGTAGAAACCAAGTACATCAGAAGTAAATGCTTGTTTACCATTAATAGTTGTAGAAGCTATTCTGTTTGATTCTAATAATGTAGAAGGAATTTGTACCTTCATACCACCAGATATTTTAGGGCTTACAACATTCTTATCTGCAATAGAATAAAGAATATTTCTAATTTGTGCATAAGCTGGTGTAGCTTCTAATACAACATCTTGTTTCTTAAAATCATTAAAAGCATCTGTGATATTTTCATTTACTTCTCTTTTAAGAATTTCAGATGTCAAAGTATCTGTTAATTTATCTCTGTCTACAATCCTAAATCCCTCAAGAGTTTCTTCAATTCCTAATTTTTTAAGAAGAGTTTTATATCCCTGTTCAATTCTTTTCTCAAGAATGATTTGATTATTCTTAATTTCCTTATAAAGAAGTGAAGCATTTTCTCTTTTTTCTTCAGCATCTAAATTTGTCCACGCTACAAATCTATCTTCAAATTTTGCTTCTGTCAAAAAATCAATAGGCATCCCTGCTTCTAAAAAGTCCATTGTTACCAATTTGGTAATCTGACTACCTTGTGTTACCTGTGCAACATCTTTAGAAGGAACCTCTGATTGAACACCTATAATAGAGAAAGGAATATTAATAATTGCTTGTGGTTGATTTTCCTTACTAACAGGAATTGGACTATTATTAAATGAACCATCTTCATTATATAGAGGAGTCACAACTTCTGCCCCTACTTTTCTACCTGTAGAATATACACCATAGTCAATACCTTCTTTCTGCATTTTATCATACAGTTTAAGAGCATTTGATTCTGGATTTATTTCATGTAAGATTCTATAAGATAATGGAATAAGAGCATACTTATCCATTACTACATCATTGAATCTTCTACCATTAGCTTTATTACCAGATACAATAGGTTTCAACACTGTATATGTATCTTTTACACTTGGATTGTCTTTTCCTTTTTTACTAACATCAAATATTTTCTCCTCTTCTGCTGTAAGAGCAATACCTTTATAATATTTTTCATATGCTGTGTCATATCTATATTGTCTTTCATTATCTTGTGACCATTCTCCTGCTCTAATTTTAAATACTCTTAAAGCTTTTAATGTCAAGTAACCACCACCATCAGTTTCTTCATATGGCTTGTCATACTCAGGAAGTTCATCTGTAGAAAATACATCACCAAGAGTAATTGTAGAGAAATGTTCTTTGGTCATATCAGTATAACCAATATCATCTTTAGTGTATCCTTGATTATATTTCTTATTTAGAGCTTCGCTAATTTTTACACTTCCATGTACTAAAGGTTGTCTAGGTGAATTAAAGTTCTTAATACGTTTTAATTCATCAGCATATTGATAAGGATCAGAATAAACTAATTTATGTAATTCAATGTTAGCAATCATGTAATTAACCGAAAGTTGTTTCAGTTTACTACTAATATTTGCATCTGTGACTTCTGTATTCTGCATAAAAGCAAGTCCATCAGCAACTAGTCCTTCTTCTCCTTGATAAATAACACCATAACTTCTAAGCATCAATTCTACATCAGAAGCATCTTCTTTAATAAAAGTATTAACAGCAGCATTAATTTTTCCCTTGTACCCATCATACACTTCTTCAGGAGTATAGATACTATTCTCTTTAGCCATTATCTCCTTATGCAATTCTTCACCAAGAATAGACTTAAAGAATCTTAAATCTTTAGCATTTTTACTACCAACTACTCTTCTGTTTTCTCTGGCTAATTTAACTTCTGAAATAAAATAATTTTTAAATACTTCTAAATGCTTATTATTTTTAAATTCTTCTTCAGAAATAAATGCAGCATCAGCACTATGCATATAAATTGCATGTTCTATAGAAGCATCTCCGGGAACAAGATTCATATAATACCCATAGGAATTCATATTTAAATCCTGTACAAGTCTTTCTTTATGTGTTAATTTGGAAGATTCTTTTTTCTTTCCTGTTTGTTCATTAATTGTTCCATCAATATATGCTGTTTTAAATAATCCCTCAGAACCTTCTCTTCTATTTCCTGTTTCTAAATTAAACATCATATTTAAAAGAACACTACCTACAGCAAATGAATCTGTTAATAGGTATTTATACTCTTCTGGAAGTTCATTATTGATATTACTAATCTTAGAAAGAACATCATACAAATTACTCACAACATTAGTTCCTAGAAATCCTTGTACTCTTTCCCCATTAATATTAAAATATGTACTTTCAAATTGTGGATTTTCAATAATTGCTTTTATTTCTCCTAGTTCTAAAAGTCTTCCTTCTAAATCAAGTGATCTTGATGTTAATGCAACAACATCTTTTATTTTTACTAAACTCTTCTTAATTCCTTCTGCAGTTTTTCTGAATTTTGTCAATTGATCAGCAGGAATATCTTTCTCATTAAATTCAATTCCTAATGTATTTAAAAACTTAATATATGTTTCTAAATTGCCACTCTTTAATTCATATTTGATAAGAGTTTCTGAGGCATTATACACCCCTGTTTTAGCCTCATAGCTGATATAAGGAGTTCCTTCCTTAATCTTATTCACCATTGTATGAAACATGTCTCTTTTGGCTTGTTTTGCTGCTCCTGCAAAGCTAGATTGTCCTACAACAACTTCCCCATTAGCCTGAATAAATACAGACATTACATCTGGATTCTGACTTTTCATAGACTTCCAGAAAGCATTTACTAAATGCAAACCTTCTTCATCAAGTTTATTAAAATTAACAGATTTTGAAGGTTCAGTTTTTGTCAACCTTCTGTATAAGCGAATATAGTTAGGGTTACCAACAGCTAATTCTGCAAGTTTAGAAAACATCTCATCAATGTTTCTACTATCATAAAGATTATTCTTAATGGTAATATATACCTCATCTGCTGGCATAGTTATTACACCGCCAATAGTAGATTTTTTTGGTTTACCATTTTCTGTTATAGGAATAGTGGCAAATAACATTTTAATTGCACTATTAGCTTTTCTAAAATGATCTATTTTTCTTGCATCCTGATAATCAGACTTTCCAGAATTATTTTCATCTGTAATTGTTAAAACATCATTTTCATCAAATTCTACTCCGTAAGAAAGAAGTTGTTCCTGATGTTTTGCTACAACATCTACCCATTGATTTTTAATATTCTTCCATAGAGCTTTTAAATTTCCAACCTCTCTTGCAGCAACATCTTCTTTCATTTCTCCATTAGCTGCAGCAGTTTCAAATTGTTTTCCTTTATTTCTAATTTTTTGAAATATTTCTTTCTGAAGTCTTTCATATAATACTTTCTTATTCAAATCCTGTATCGAAAATAGACTCTTATCTGTTTCTATTAATTCTACAAGAGTAGAATAAGTCATATGTTGTATTACCTCATGAACTTGTTGTGCAGGAATATTTTCAAGTCGCATATCACTTGTATCATCTGCAAAAGCATTATCTACATCCATTATACCAACATTAGCAAATGATAATTTACTTGCAAATGGATTATATTCTTTATAATATCCTGTCCCTATTCTTTCAAATAATTGTTCTGTATTACTTAATGCTTTGCTTCCTGTAAAGAATTCTTTGATCATTCTCACAACATCATAGAACATTTTACTAATCCATGATTTTCCTTCTTTTACAGGAGCTTTTTGGAACATTATATAATCCCTAAACTCTTCTGCTAATTCTTCTTTAATTTGAGCATTTGTAGCTTCAGAATATTTTATGATACTTTCTGGATTATCTCTTTCTTCAAAACTTCCTTTTCTACTCTTAAATTCAGAAATAATATTTGTTTTTTCCTCTTGAGAGGACATTAATTTCCAAACAGCTTCAAATACCTCATGATATACTGTTCCACCTTCTGCATGTTGTGTTAAATATAAAGCAGCATTGTGCAACATACCCCAAGCTTGTCTACTATTAGTAGCTTGTATCATGTTCTTAACTCTATATACAGGAAGATTTGGAAAATTGGCTTTTAACCATTGTTCAACTTTATTCCAATCTTCTTCTTCAAACTTATTAGCTTGTTTAACTAGTTGAAGTCTATACTCACTATCCTCATCTTCACCAGTTTCAGCATTATTCCACTCATCATCTTCTTCTTCAGAAGTTTCTTCAATGGGATTTTCTTTAACTTTTGAAAGAGCAATAGCATCTAATTGTGGTTTCACATTTCTAAGAATAGAAAGAGCAATAATATTTCTAGCTGCATCTTCTGTTATACTTTTAGCAGTCATAACAACTTGTGTTAATGTTCCATCAAAAGTTGGATTAAAACCAACTTTACCCTCACTAGTAATATATTTCTCTGCATCAAGTACAAAAGTTGTACTACCAAATGTTCCTAATGTAATTGTATTTACAGTAGTACCATCTAATACAAAACTTTCTACTTTCTTTTCTTCTGATTTTTCTGTTTCTTCTTTTTTTGGTTCCCCCCTAAATTCAATTCCTTTTTTTATTGGTTCTTTGGGAAGAGTATATTCTGATTGTGTTAATGTAAAATATATACCTTTTCTATTAGCATCATTTTCATCCTTTAAAGGTTTCAGTCTTGTAGCTAATGGAATTTCTTCTGCTTTTCTTCCCTCTGAAGAAAGAAGATATGTTTGGTAGTTTTTCCATTCTTTTGTTGTTGGGTTACCATTGGTGTCAATTCCTGTTATTTCATAATAGGTTTTATTCCATGCTCTATCATTTACAAGTGTGGCATTTGTATTGTTATACATTCCCTCCAACAGAGTGATAATAGTGGCTTTATTTGCCTGTAATGCTGTTGGTGTAAAATCGAAACTTGTCCCTATACCAGATATAAATAATTTAATAACAGACTTTCCGTTTTCCTCTATTGTTTCAAAGAATATACTATTGTATTTAGGACTCTTTCTTTCTCCTGTTGAAAAATCTTTAGGAATTCCCCAATACACAACTGATTTTAACCAATTATGCAGAGAAGTATTATTTTCTTTTGCTTGTTCTCTTTCTTCTTTTGATAATTTTGCATTATAAGAATCCAAGGTATTCTTGGAAACCTGTTGTATAACATCAAAAATTGTATTAGCTTCTTTGCTATTAAACTTTCTATTTTCAAGTTTTACAAGTCCAAATCCTGCAAGTTTCAAAAACACTCTTCCTAAAGCATTATTAAAGGTTGTTGTTCCTTCTGTAACAGAATCATTGGATGTTCCTACAGCAACTAATTGTTTTTCTTCTAATTCACTATCCTTAATAAGTCCAGCATCTTTAACAGATGTTCTTGCATCATAGTCATTGTCCCAAATTAAATTTCCATTTTTATCTAAAGCATCATTACCGTTCTTATCTTTTCTAATTTTTTTAACATACTGTGGTGTTCCAAAAGATGTATCAAATCCCTGTGGGGGGCCAAGAACAGTTTGTTCTAATTGATTATTTCTCCATTGTGAGTATTGTTCTCTAAGAGATTTCTGAATTTCTGGAGAAACATCTTCTCTAAACATTGATTCCTCTGTTTTTACTCCAGACTTATCTTCATATTTAGCAGTAAGTTTAGAAAGAGGAAACACTTGATAAATTGCTTGATTTAAAGCATCCTCTGTAATAACATTACCAAACTCATCAACCAAATTTCCATCTTCATCCACTATCACTAAAGCAATAATTTCATCTGCTTTATATTCAGAAGTATCTTGTGGAAGTAAGTGTCTTGTAAGTCCGGGAAGAATTTGATCTTCTGTATCAGATGTAACAATTACACTCTTGAATTTCTTTCCTAATTTGGGAAGTCTAAATCCAAAGTTATTTGCTCTTAGTTGATGAGGTTTATCAAAATCTGAAGAAGCTGTTGTACTATTGACAACATTTAAAGTTTCCTTTTTAGGAGTTTCTAATTGCTTATTGTCAATTATATTCTGTACATCTTTTGTGTGTGTTCCTAATAATTGTTGTTGTAATGCTGTATTATTTGCAACTAGTTGTTCTTGCTGCTTTCTTTCTTCATTCTTTTTAGCAATTTCTTCAAACTTTGCTATTACTTTATCTAAGGTTTTTAATCTATTCTCTTGTTGTTTTAATTCCTCCTGTAGAAGAATAATATTATCTTTTAGTTCTTTGACTTGTCTTTCTCCGGGAATTACATCTAAATCATCAATCTGAGCAACCATATCTTCTAGTTGCTTTAATTCTTCTTTATATGTTGGTTTTTGTTTTAAAAAGTTAGGATGTGCCTGTAAGAAATTTGCCCATTCTTCATTCCCCACTAATGAAACTGCTAATACTCCGGGAGAAACTTGAGTACCTATCCATTCATTAGCAATACTTGTAGGGGCATTATAGAATTTTTTCTTAAAACTACTAATTAAATCATTTACAAAATCAATTGCACTATCCAGAGCATCTTGTACTTTAGAATAAATACTCTTTACAGAGTCTAATTCTTCCATTGTACCAACAATGGCATCTTCTAATAAATCTTTCTGTTCTTTTAAGTCTTTTAAAAATTCTGATGTACTAGAAGGTAGCTCATCAATATTTTGAGTCATATCCTCTATATAAGGAGTAATGTCTTCCTTTTCAATGTCAAGGTTTTCTTTCTGCTTTTCCAAATCAGAAATTTCTTTTTCAAGTTGATCCTGCATTTTAGAGAGTCTAGATGCAACATCTAAAGCCTTTCTCATTGCAGGTTTAAATGTAACTTTCTTAAACCTTTTATCTACATCATTCTTAGAAGACATTATTTTTTCTTCTAATTCTTCAAGCTCTTGTCTAATGTTTTCTAATTCAGCTTTCTTTTGTTCTAAAAGTTTATCAGTCTTTTCACTCTTAGTTACAATTTCTTTATATAAATTGTTAAGAATTCTTAATTTATCTCCTCTTCTTGCTTCCTGATCTTTCAATGTTTTACCAGAAGTAGCTCTAGTTGTAATATCAGCAGTATCTTCAACAGATAAAGCTCTATCAAATGAGAATACACCTTCTTTAAATCCTTCTTTAGGGCTAAATTGATCTATACCTACTTCCTTATATTTTGTCTTGCCATTTTGCGCATATACAAAAAATAATTTATCATTCTTTCCATCATACTGTAGCTGTCCTTCAATCTTACCAGCTTTAGCTTTTCCTGTATTCCAGAATACCTTTGTGTCAGGAAACTTAATAACATTCCTGAAATAGAATTTAGAGTTTTCACTCTTTTCTACATCAGCAACTTTACCAAGTTTATAGCTTTCTAATTCTTTCCTATCAATATCTCTGATTTTACCAGAAGCATCTTTTGCTTTAATTGTACCATTCTCATTTTCACCAAGGATAGTAAGCCTAGGAAATCTTTTCTTCTTAATACCACCTTCTGTATAATCAATTGCTCCTAGATAGTATTCTTCTCCTATTTCAACTTCTCTTTCCCCTTCTTTATCTGTAATAGTGATTTTTTCTCCTGTTGGAGAAGAAGGAGTTTCTACTTTTTGTTCTTGAAATTTCTTAGGAGAACTTTTAATTTCCGAGTATTCTTTTAGAAATTTATTTCTATTAACACTTAGTTTAAGAATATCTTCTATAGATTCTATTAGAGTAACTTTTTCATCATCAATAATATCTAAAGCATTAATACTATTAACAGTGGTGTTAAAACTATCATAGTTATTAGCTAAAACATCTTTGATTAATGTATTTACATCTATACCTTTCCCAATAACTACACCAGTTAAAGAAGTAAGCCTAGTATCATAATCTGCAACTTTAGAAGCTGCATATACTAATTTATCCATTACAGCAGATGTATATAAAGGAGTTCCTTTATCATCTACTTGTGAACCATATCTTAAATGCAAAGATTGGTATAAAGATTTTACATTATTAGCCGTATTCTCAAGAGCAAGAATTCTATTTAAATATGCTTCTCTAGAGTCTCCTTCTAAAGCTTTACCTTCACTTTGTAATTGTTTCCAACCTTCTTCTGTACTTGCAAGTTGTTTATGTGTGTCAATGTCAGATTTAACTAAATCAAATCTGCCAAATTTAATTCTTGGAGCAAGATAATTAATAATATAATCTGCTTCTTTGTCTTTACTACCAGAAACATCTCCTTGTTTTAGGAGTTGTTCTCTTTCTTCTTGAATAGTAACACCCCTATTTACAGAGGCAATAGTTTCTTTTGTAAAATCAGAAAGATTAGCAGAATTAAGTCCTACATTATTCCATTTACCAGACTGCAAAGCATCTGTAGTATTCTTTTGTTCCCTACTATTAGTTTTATACCTCCCAATACCCATCATGATAGAACCTGAAAGCCCCCCTATAAGGACATTCTCCATACCTTCATCAGTAGTAAGTGTTTCTCTCACACCTTCTACTAAACTATTAATAATACTCTTATCTTGATTATTATACTTTTTATCAAAATAATCTTCTGTTCCTTTTGTTATTGCAAATTGTGCACCTTCTTCAAATGCCTCTGAAGAAGAAAATAAATAAGGTCTTACTTTATTTAAAGTACTTAATGTGCCTTTTCCTGAAGTTTTAGCAACGTATTTTCCACCCTCTTCAATAATTTCATTGGTTCCTCTTGTAAGAGAATTAATCATACCTTTCTCCACTGTATAGGATGATCCTAGTATCTTCGGAAACTGTATGTAATTTGTTGCCGATAAAAGGGCAATATTTAAACCTAAAGACCAGTTACCTAAATCTTCTGCATTTTTATTAATCTCCTCTAGCTCCTGTCCTAAAGGAACCATTCCATTATGCTCTTCCTTATAGGCTTGAATTTTGGCTTCCCTAAATTGATTTAAATTATTATAAGCTTCAAATCCTGCTTCACCTGTAGTAGCAAGTCCCGCAACAGTAATTCTTTGCCCTGTATTTAAAGTATTAAATGTTGAAAGAAATTTATCAGACCCACTTTTTATTTTCCCCAAAGCTTCTGTAGCTTTTCCAATACCAATTAATTCTTCTGATGCTGCCAAGGCTTCTGCATTTTTACCTATAGACATCATTTTAGCAAGTCCCGGTAAACTACTAAGTCCTTTTAATGTAGCAGCAAAAACACCACCAGATAAAGCAGCACCAGCACTAAAACCTAAATTTTTAATAATACCATCCCAGAAAAAGTTTGCAGAAAAAAACTTCTTAGGTGAGTACCAATGATTCTCTCTTTCAGCAGTAGTATAATAATTAGCCCACTCATCTTCAAGATTTTTGTTAAAATCATCAAGAGTTCTATTTAATTCATTATTGTAAAAAGAAGAAAGCTTACCATCGTGGACAGCTTTAACTGTACCATTTACAAGTCCAATAGTAGATTGTAAAAAAGTAGTACCAGTGAGAGCAAGTCCTTTACCAACACCATTAACCATTTTATCTCCCCAAGTTTGCTGTTGAGCAGACATTTCTTCATAATTAGTACCCGGAGTTGTAGCATCATACCTGTTTCCTGAATATACAGTGTTTAAAGGAATCTCTGGAGTTCCTCCAATAGCTGTATTCTGAAGTGTAGCTTTCCACATATCAGCAGCAGATAAATTATCTGTAGGTGATACAGAATTTACATTTGGTACTATAGGTGTTGCTGGTAAATTTAATGCAGTTGCAGGTCTATTAATATAATTTTCTGGCATTATTTTTCAGTTAAATATTTTTCAACTAATACTGGATTAATATTTCTTAATGATGTTACAACTTTCTGTAAGTTTACATCTCCATCTAATTGCTCAATAGTGGATTTTTTTCCATCTGTCATATATAAATAAGGATAATACTTTCCATTGGAAAAAACTATATTTGCTTTTACATCATATTTATTGCTTCTGGATAGATTAGCAAAATCAGAAGTATCATAGTAGACATCTCCCTGAAGATAAGTAGATTTGGCATCCGGGTCTCCAGAACAAGTTTTAAAATCATTATAATTTATTTTACTTCTAAGAGCAGATACTTCTTTAGACTCATATAAATCACTCACATTAATATTTAGTCTACTTGCTTCATCAGGTTGTAAAGTCATACCTCCTGTTCTTTGTCCATCTTTATCATAGGAAATAATTTCCACTTGAGGATTATTATTACCATCAAGAATAACACCCATTCCTAAATTATTCTCATCTAACTTATCTGATACAGTGAAGTTATTTAAATCTCCAGATAAATTTTGCCCTACACTTTTCTTTTCTCCTGCCCATCTTTTTATATTATAAAGAATATTGTTATCAATCTTGGTTTCTCCTGTAAATAATCCTGTTTTTAAATTGGGTTTAATTCCATAAGACTCTTTTATAATTCTTGCTTTTTCTGTTAAAGCATCTCCATATTCCTCTTTAGTAATTAATTGTTCTACTTTTCTAACTTGATCCCATTTAATCCCAGAAGTACCCCCAGAGAAAGGTATGTCACTTTTATTACTTCTAGAATCTTTTAAAAATGCATCAACTAAATTACCTTTGCCTCTTTGTACAAGTCTTTGCAATGCATTTTTTGATTCACGTTCATAAGCCTTCACTTCTTCAGGGTGAACTAAACTATGTAAGTTAAACAATCTCCCCTTATTATATATGGCTAAATCAAAAACATCTGCCTTAGTTAATTCTTCTTGTTTCCCTTCATAAGTAACTGTTTCTGGTTTAATATCCAAATTAGCTAATTGTTTCCCTACCTCTCCTAAATTTTTAGTAGTACGCTCATCAATTCTTTTCTTAACTATCAGTTCACTGTCAAATATTCTTTTAGCTTCTTTATATGAAGTATAAGCATCCCCAATCAAGGATTTCCTTTGCTTTTCTTCAGGAGTTAATTTATTAAATTCAATAATAGACTTATCTACCCATGTAGTTTTAAATTCTTCAGGGGATTGATTATTCTGTTGTGCTAAGTCACTTATAACTGTAGAAATAGCTTGTTCTCTTTTCAAGCCTCTTTCCATTAAAGTTTTTACTTTGTTCTGATTAAACTGATCTTTTCCTAATACTGTCTCCCAGATTAAGGCATCTGATGTTACACCATAAGCAGAAGCAGCATTTTCAAAATTAGTTGTTTGAAGTCTTATAACATCAATATTACTTGGTTCAGTACCTTGTTCCATTCCTGCATCTCTATTTTCAAAAGCTAACTTTCCTTTAGCAATATCTTCATCTTGTTTTAATTTAGCTGCTCTATAAGCTTGATCATCTGCATGTTCTAATTTTTTCTGTGCAAAATCCTGAGACCATCTTGATTGAGAATTTGCTTCCTTCTGCATATCAAATTGAGTTCTCCAACCCGGATTTTCCAAAATTTGTTCTTTCGTTTTTACCTGACCAAACATAGTGGTATATCTTGAACTTACATCATCTGTATAAAGAAGCCCACGAATAGCATCAGGATTATCAAAAGCAGCAGCAGAATACTGGTCATAATTATTAGCAATATATGTCATAACTGATTGCAATCCATCCATTTCTTTCTGAACATCTTTACCTAATCCCTTCTGTATAGTGAGTTCATCCAACTTTGACTTATAAGTTGATAATAATTGATCTTTTTGACTTAAAATTTTTACACTTAGTTGTTCTGGACTGTACCCCCTATAATTATATTGACCTGTAATACCTAATTGTTGTGTAACTCTTGGATCAGAAAATATTTGAGTAATAGTTTCTTTAACTTTTTCAGGCATTCTACCCTCCTTCTCCATTCTAGTCATAGTAGGAGAATAAATGAGATTACCATTTTTATCTGTTATAGGTTTACCATCAGCGCCTAATTGATAAATTTGATCAAAACTCATTCCATCAGGAAGAATCTCATCAAAAGTTTCTTTGGCAAATTTAAATATGTCAAAATGAGGAGTATATGTTGCATTGAAAGAATCTTCTAAGCCACCATTTACCCAACTACTAGCTTGTTTATTAAATACAAATTCATTATCAGGAGTTAACTTTCCTTCTTTTCTATCATTATTCATGTTGGTAATCTCCTGTCTATACTTAGCAGCAGAACCAACAGCATTTAATACATTCTTATCTTTAGCAATATTTCCAACCATTCCTGCTGTAGAATTCACTAATTGAAAATTTGAGAAATCTCCTGCAGCAACAGATTTTAAATTATTACCAAGTTCATCCATTTTAGATTGTAAATACTTTTTATCTACATCTCTAATAACATCTAATCCAGCAACATTGTCAATAGATGCTTGTATTCTTTGAATACCCTCATCATATTGCTGCTGCTTTCTAACACCCACATCAACCATCTGAGACACAGGTAGTTGCTGTACATATGGTGAAAAATTTCCTAATATTTGCGGAGAATCTGTGTATGAACCCATTAGTCTAATTTCTTAAATTTAAAAATATACCCACCTGCAGTTTTTCTTCTTCCATTTGCATTATTAGATATAGAAGTTTTATTTATTCCAGTTTCTTTAACTGCTTGTCCTTGAAATTCATATTCGGCTATTAATTCATTATCTAAATTATACATACATATAGGTTTACTTGACCAAAGGGGCTTACCTCTTCTTCCCCTTGCCACAGCTTCTCTATGTTCTTTAGTTTGTTTAACCCCAATCTTACCTTTTATAAGATTTTCTATTTCTTGAGGGCTGCGTTTTCTACCTTTTAATTTTTTACTTAAATGCTCTCTTTGTTCCTGTGTAACAATTCTACCTAAACTACCAGCAGTAGTTATCCTGTTGACATTAAAATGAGGATTAAGATTAACTATAAGGTATAATTCTCTTTCTAGTAATCTCATACGATTTTCTCTAATTGGTAGAGTACTCTCAAATACAACAGTTTCTAACTCAATAAATTCAAAGTTCTCCTCCCCATATTTATTCCAAGAACTTTGAAGAAGGGGATTATAATGTTTATTGTGCCTGAGTTTTGCTAAATGAGCATTCTTCCTTCTTCTTAGTTCTCCAGTAGTACTCCCAATATAGAACTTCTCATTAACCAAATTTATAATTTTGTATATACAAGCCACTTTTAAATCAATTATATATTTAACAAATTTAATGTAAACTATTTTAAGTTGCAAGAGGAACTAACTAATTAGGTTAATGTATTCTAACTAAATTAGTTATTTAAATGCTTTCACAATTGCACCATTTCTTTTCTCTTTTGCACTAGTTATTTTAGTGGTAGATTTTCTTATATCTATTGGTTGACCATCTTTATTGTAAATATATTCATACCCAATAGGGAGAAGTTCTTTATTCCCTCTACCACCAGAACCAGAAGTATTAAATTCAGCAGGAGCATTCATATTAATAGCCCTGCCTTTATCGTCATATCTATAATTGTACAGATTTTCATAGGTTTTAAGAGTTCTGTTTTCTAATTGATTCTGAAGATATTTATTGGAAATGCTTTCTATGGCTTTCTGCCCAATTGCTTTTGTATTAGATTTTGCTTGTGCTTGTCTTTCTTGTTGTTTATCAAGGATTCCTAAATTCTGCAATTTAGTTTGTGTAACTAAATCTCTGTTCTTATTATATACACCTTGTTGTTGTGCCTGATTTTGTCTAAATTCTTCTCCTTTTACTTTTTGGTTTGCTCCATATTTTTGTGCATTTAATACTGCTAAAGCAGCAGGATTATTTGCTAACATTTTTTGTGTACTTCTGAAATCTGCTTGATTTTCATTTAATACATCTTGATAAGAAATATTATAAGGAGTGGCTAAATCTGGTTGTATTGTTTGTGCATATACAGGTTCTAATTGATTATTAGACATAGAATACATTTCTCCTGCCAATTGTCTTGGATCAAGAGACTCTACATCAGAAGGTCTTAAATAAGGCACTACAGAGTTAATTGCTTTCATCCAAGGAAACTTATTATTTTCTTTTGGTTGTCCTGTAGGTTCATCTTTAGTTATTATTTCCTGATTTAGCATATCTAGAAATGGGTCTTCTATATAAGGCATCTGTGGTGTGTATCTAACTATTTCAGAAGTATAAGGAGCAGATATTTTTTTTGTATTAATGTCTTCAAATGGTTTTCCTGTGGGAATATTCCTAGGAGAAATAGTACTCTCAGATTGGAATACCCCTCTGGGTTTAATAGGTGTAATTGGGTTTAGATTATACTGATTAATTTGCCATTCTTCATATTCAGAAAGATAAGGTTCTGTAACACCTGTTTGTGCTATTTTTAAACCATTCTTAGCTTTCTTAATTTTACCTTTAGCTAAATCATCAGCAACTATCCCATGTTCTTCTGCTGTCTCATTAATAGCATTCTGTAGAGAAGCAGCGTCTTGTTTCTTTTCTGCAATTTCTTTTAGTTTCATATCTGCTCCTGTCATCATTGCTTTTAATGATGTTAGTTTAAGTTTATCAAAAGAGGTTACAGGTTCTGTTTCGTCTAATTCCTTTAGAGATTTATCCATTATCTTGTTTTGCTTACTTTCTATTTTAGATAAATCAGCAATATAATTTTTAAACTTCTTTCCATTAGCATTCTTATCCTGTAACATATTTTTAGGAATTTGTAAATTACCATACACCACTAAACTTTCCTGCTCCCCACCATTATTCATTTTAACAGCAGGTTCCCCACCTTCAACTTCTACAGGAGAATTACCATAAGTAATAGGCATACCACCATCTTCATGAGAGGGGCCTTTAAACATTACTGTCTCACTCCCTAGATAAGGATTATAAGACATTTCTTCTGCTTCTCCGTCATATACTTTTAAATCTCCACCAAAAGCATACTCATCTAATTCAGAAAGATTATTCTGTCTAATATTTCCACCTGTTCTCATATAAGAAGAATATTGTTGTTGTACTCCACTAAAATTATTTTGCATTCCTATTCTACTCATGTTGTCTTCAATATGGTCATTAGCATTTCTTATCTTTTTCTGATTTGGATCAAGCAAGCCCCCAATAGTTCCCAATACAGGCTCTGCAACAGCAGAAATAATAGGCCCAACTCCCGGAATCATTTTAACAGCTCCCCCAACAGTTTTACCTAATTTATATCCTTCATTGTCTTGAAAAGCCATATCAGTGCCTTTAGTGAGAACATCTGCTCCACCAGCATTTAATATTTGTTCAAGGCCACCTTGAGCTTTTTTAATCTTACCTCCTGTATAATATTGTTTATTACTTTCATTTAATGGTTCATATCCTAAATCAGAATATAAATTATTAGGTGTATAAGTATTTTGAATTTCTCCCCCTTCTCTTAATACATTTGTACCAACACCATAAATAGGAAAGAACTCTTCCCCTGTATTAACAACATCTTCTGGTCGAACATATTTTCTTTCTTGTTCTTCTGGTTTTAAACTAGCTGCTTGTGCAACAACATCACTTACATTAGCCCATTGTTCAGCTTTTTTTCTTTTCTTCCCTTCTTCAATAATATTCATAATACCTTTACCAATTTCCATTCCGGGATTAAATCCCCCAAATGTCTTTAAATCAAAAGGATTTTTTTTCTTTCCCCCAGAGCCACCACCTAAATTTGGCATAGTATTATTCCAATTTGGAACATTACTATCTTGTGCAGGAATTGTGGAGAAAGTTGTATTATCTAATTTCCCAAAAGCAGAATTAGTAAACTCAGGATTATTTGCCATCATTTCTGTAGCAACAGATAAACCCCCTTTGGCTTTTTGGATTTGAGTCCCATATTTAGCAAGAAACTCTTCATGAGTTTTGAATTTAGCATATAGCTCTTTTTCATTTTTAACCCCAGCTAATTTGAGAATATCTTTCTGATTCATGGTATTATTATTTGTATTGTTTAAGCCATTTTTTATCTTGTCCAAACTGATTAAAGTTTGTGAGTTGATCTAATTTCTTTAACTCCCCACCATTTTCTTTTTGATTAATCTTTATATTCACTGGAGAACCGTGTTGTTCATCACTTCCGAAATATGTTCCTAAATTTCTTGCTTGATTATAGGGATCTTTAATTCCAATTTCTTTAGCAGATTTTAAATGGTTTCCAAAAGATTTATTTTTAATTTTATCATCAAAGTTATATTTATCAATAATAGTGGTGTCTCCCTTATTGATATCTATTCTTGCTCTTCCTAATGTATATTTCATATTTGTGGGAATATCTTTAATTGCTCGTAAAGATTGTTCCCATCCCTCAGTATCTTTACTTCCTGTCTTATTATAATCTCCATAAGAAATTGTATTTTTTCCTTCTTTCAAATTACTTCTTGTAATACCACGAAGATAATTTAATTCTTCATCTGTTAAACTATTTTCTGTAATAGGAGATTGCCCACCACTCACATCATATCCTAATTGATTAATTGCCATTGGAACACCAATAGTTTTATGTAAGAAATCTCTTACTTTTCCAGAAGTAGAAATTTCTCCACCATTTTCAAATTGTCCATTTTTAGAACCATTATCAAACATAGGACTATAATATCCATCCCCTATAAATCTTTGGGGAAGAGAGACAGAAGAATCATTATAATTTAATTCCCCACCATTCTTATAATCTACCATTGCTGCTGTAGGTATTGCACCCAAAGCATATTTATTCATCAAAGATAATAATCCCTTTTTATCCTTCAAAGAAGATAGAAGTTGTGTCATATTATTATCTAATCCTGTTTCAGAGGTATAATTTTGTATAGCATCATCTAATTGTGTTTCTGTAATCTTAAAGTCTTTATCAAGTCTAATATTATTCTTTTGTGCAATATAATCTTTTAACTGTCCTGCCCTTTCTCTAATCTCATTTCCTTGTGCCTTAGAAAGCATTTTGCCTTGTTCCTTATCTAATTGGAAACCTTTTGTTGGATTAGGGGTTACACTTTCATATATAGGTTTTCCTTTTAAATATTTCTGAGACTTATTTGATAATTTACTAAAATCAAAGAGACTATTCCACTCATCTGCTTCTATAGGGGCATTTTGATAATAATGCCCAACCTCATGTGCAGCTACTCTAGCCTTATTTGTATCCGATAGCCTTGATAACTTACTAATCTCTGTATAAGTTCCTGTATTTCTTCCTAGCTTTTGTGGGTCATAAAAACTAGCAGGATTGTGTCTTTTTGATGCTGTTTCTAAATATCCTTTTAAACTTGGTGACTGGTCTACCCACTTACTTTCTTGTGCTAGCATTCTTCTGGCTTTATTTCCTACAGACATAAGTTGTCCTGCATTACTAACATTTCCAAATACCATTGGAGCAACATCTGAACTTCCAGAGATATAATCTAATATTGGCCCAACTGTTAAATCTGTTAGTGGTACATCTTTCATTAGTTGAGGTTTATTCTCTCTCCAAGCACCTGCAATATTTTTAACAAATTGCTCTAAAGAAGACTTAGAGTTAGTTATGCTGGGTTCATTTAAACTTTCATCCAACCATTTTAATTGCTGATTTGGTTTACGCTTTGCATTCTCAAGCCGTAATTGTTCTTGTGGAGAAACCTCCCCACCATCTTTGTAATATGAAAGCCATCCTGCCATTACTTATAACTTAACTGTGTGGACTCCAAGATAAATTGACTGACTAGGTGATGTGTACTATTTTCATAGATAAATCTCACTCTACTGTCTTTTGCTCTTAATAAACTCTTATTAAAACTTCTTCTGGTATAATCCATATTTGCCTGATTAACAACCTTATCAACCGAAAGTGTGTTGCAATCAGTGGAAAATAATTGCACACTTTTGTCCTTTACTACATCTGTAAAGTTATTTATCTGGTAAAAATTATCACTCTTTGTAAATAATATTACTTTGGAAGATTCTCTGTATATAGGATATGAGTTATATAGTTTTAAATTGTGTTTTGGTTTAGGGACAAGTTCTAATACACCTGTACTTTGCTGGTTATTATAAATAATCGCTTTGGTAAAATAAACATCATTTACTTCAATTTTATCGTTGTAATTAAATACTCCTGTTGAATCTGGAAGGTATTTATATACTTTATCATAACTTTTTATACTTTGTAGTATTTGATCTTGTGGGGCATATGAAAATGGAAATTCTATCACATATGGAAAAATGCCTCCATAATATTTATTGAATGATTCTGGAGTTGCTAGATGTCTCCATAACGATGAAACATCATTCTCTGTAAAATTACTATTAGCTATTTCTATAGGAATAATAGCTCTATTAATATTAATAGTTTTACTTCCTGTACAAAGTCCTGTACTACTAATAGTAAGATTGGTTACATTGTCTTCTACAACATAACTAATACCATTAATAAGAGAATCTTTTGGCACACCTATTGCAATGATGTTTCCAAAATCATCTGTTATTGTAAAAGGCCCTATTCTTCTGCCACCAAGAGTTAATTTTATTATTATTGTTTTAGACATTATAATGCTGGATTTATTATATCAATTATAATTCCATTAACAAGATATACTATTAATATATCCCCCGGATTAGTTAAATGCCAACCTGTATTTGTAACTTTTTGACAAGAGTTTAAAATACTATATCCTTGTTTACCAATAGTTAAACTCTCATATCTAATTCCTACTCCTGCCATAAATTTTTGTGCTTGAGAAAAACCAACACAAGAAGCATTCATAAAATCAGTATATGCTTGAAGAGCTTCTGCATAGGTATTTGCAAAATAATACTGCCCACAAGAGGAATCAATATAGTAATTAAAATATATTGGATCATATACTGGTGGACAAGTTGTGGTTGTAGTTGTAGTTACTGGCAATGTAGTTGTAGTAGTGGTGGTTTCACAAGCTTGTGTAATTACTGAGGGCAATGGCGACTGCCCAATAGCTATTTCTGGGAACAATATACCAAAATCACCAATATGCCACTCATTTACTAAATTAGGTGTAGCAACATCTTCCTCAGAGAAATAAAGATACTCAGAGGTATTATTATTTCTAATTACCCAACACGTAAAATCAGTTTGAACATACCAAAAAATATAGTAATTTGCATGTATATAAGAATCTTTTCCATTTGTTATTCCAACATTACAATATCCCCCATTAGCAGTAATTTCTCCAGAATCACATACCCAAACTTCAGGAGAGCATAAACTTAATTGTACACATATATTATAATCTAATCCCTCTTCAAAAGGATTATCAATTAATTCAGACATACCATCTACTATATTATATGATATTGCATTTATTTGAATACTATTAATTATAATTTCTGGATTATCTGTATAAACATATAAATATCCTTCTGAATAAAGAATATCTGTAATTTCTGAATCATATACTATTGGTAGGGGAACTAAACTTCCCATAACATCTTTTATATATCCATAATCAGGACCATCTAACCCAGCAGTTAATACTCCACTATAATCACAAACGTAACCTGTAGTAGTTGTAGTTGTTGTAACTGGAATTTCTGTTGTTGTACTCGTTGTTGTTGTAATTTGTATATTATCAAAAAATGCTTCACATCCAATCCCATCTGTTACTGTCAAAGAATATTCTCCTGTAGGTATATCATCAAATGAGTATATTCCTATAGAGGAATGTATTTGATTAGGTGCTTCATTGGGTTCAATGTGAGCAGTAAAATTTGGATAGCCAGAATTTATTTGATAAATTAATTGTGCCATTATTGTTGTGTTTCCTTTTTAATATTACTAAACCATTCTGGAATAGTGAGTCCTGCAAGACCAAATATAAGTCCAACATTACCCCAAAGCCATATTTCATTTACATTTTCCATTGTCATTGCTCTGGAATACATAAATAAAAGCCAATAAAAAGCCAGTCTCTTGGAGGAAATTGCTCCTCTTTTATCTTCTATAGCTGTTGCTAACCATCTAAAAAATTTCATATTATTTATTTTAAAGTGCGAACTACCCAGCCAAAAAAGAATTTCTTATTATCTGGACGTTTACTACAAATTTCTATATATCTTTCAATCTTTGCTAGTTTAAACAAAGGTATAAATTTTTCCTCATTAAAACTATTAATCATAGCAATTGTATTTGGGCCTATTTTTCCATCTACCCCTGCTCCTACAATTTCTTGTGCTAATTTTATACTTGTTGCATTTCCAGCATTTACACCAAAATCAAAAATTGATTCTGCTATTTTTTGACTATATATTTTATCCCCTTGTATAACATCCCAATAATCTCTTTTGTATAATTCCTTTGCTCTTTCTATAGATAGATTTTTAATATCCTCATTTGGGTATGCTTTTTTGGAAATACCTAAATTTGTTTCACTCCCAAGATCCTGTGGGTCAGATACATAACCACCTTCATGTGCTAACACTCCTGTTATTGCTAAATCAAAATTTGCCATATTAATTTGGTGTTTATGTTATTACTTCTACATCTAATGTACATGCTGTTCCTCCTATTAATTCAAATGGATTTTCTCCATCAAAAGCATCATTAAGTCCTGAATAGAAGAAATTATTCTCTGCTATATAAAAGTTTGGTAAATATGAATGAAATGAAATCCATGATTTTGTATTCATATTATAACTTACTGTCCAACTCTTATTACAGAAATATGTTGTATCTGTTAATTCTACTTGTTCTTTTAAAATTACAGGTGCACTATTAATCACAGTTCTTGGTAATTCATCAGAAGGATTAATAGTCTCAATTGCAATACCATTTAAGTTACAAGTATTAACATTAAAAGTTTTCTCTATATAGAAGGTTCTTGTGTTATTATCATATTTTACATTCTTGTCTTCAAATGGAATATAATCAAGTTTTGTAATAATTATCCTATCATATTTACTATCATATACAGCATGTAGTCCAACACCTGTAAAATTATTATCATTTATTACATCTGGAAAGAATCTTAATATCTCAAATGCCAAGTGATCTGTAAAGAACCTATTCATTCCACTACCAAATCCTGATAGGTCTGTTATTTGTGTTCCCTGTATAAGGAATATTTGACCTCTTTTAGCATCAATAGTTATTTGTCCTTGAGGAATCTTTAAAAGCATTTTATGTTGGCATCCTACAAAGCCTAAATCTGTTTCTGCAAAGTCAATTGGTGGTGCTCCTTCAAATAACTTAGGATTGCCCAAATAAGCCATTTGAGGATTACTTGTATCCATTGTGAGTAAGTTATTATACAAAAGAGTTTTGTTCTCAAAACGAGCTAAAATGGCCTTATTTTGAATTCCATCTAATGATGTTAGCTTCCCATAATTCTGTGGAAAATCAAAATAAGAAAGTGCTTTATATACTCTCCAATTGTTTACATTATTATCTGCTCCTGAATATTGTGGGTCAGAATATATTGCCCTAAAAGGATAGGTTGTATAACATGTTTTATTCCAATCAAAAGGAAGATGTGTAAATGTATTTTCCTTATTCTGTTTGGAAAAACTTGTATTATAGTAATATGTATTATCCTGTGCAATAGGCACAAATGACTCCTGTACCCAATCATCAGGAATACCTGTAGTTACATGAGGCCAAAATTCTCCTTCTTTATTATTAAATGCTTGTCTCAAGTTTACATTGTAAGAACTCTCACAATAGAAACTTGGAACACCATAAGCAAATAAATAAAAATATCCATCATAGAATGTTAATTGATCTCCTATAGGATTTGAATCTGGGACTGCTGTTGTACTTGTAGTGGTAGTAGATGAGTACCCTTCTTCTATAACACTATCATTAGGACAATCAAAATTATGTGCTTTGTATGAAATAATATTTGATAATGTCCCAACTCCTCCCACTGTATAATCCTGTAAAATACTTCTTGCAGAATGCCAATATTTAGGATAAGCGATGTTACCAATCTCATCATAGAAAATATCACTATCATCTGGAGAGTTGACTCTATTATCAATAAAGAAAGGCACTTTAGTTTTAAAGGCAAATCTGTTAATAAATGTATCCCCACCAAATACTGTGTGACTTGTAGGAGAACCTAGTGTTTGCTGGAATCCTGTATCAATAGTGTCATATGAGTATATTTGCCCCCATTGACTTTTCACTTCATTTTTTAAAGAAGCATAATAAGAAACAACAGTAATATCTTCTTCTTTAGAGGGGACACTACAATTACCTATTTCAGAAATAGTAAATCTACTATCTTCTTTAAAATTATTAGTTAATAATTCATCTGGATATAAAATCTCATCCTTCGATTTTAAATATACAGAGGTTTCTCTTTGGTAGTTATTTATCTTATCTCCATTAATAGATTGTACTCCGGGAATTAAATATCTTGCAACATCTAATTCTCTTTGTTTGTTACCTTCGTTAAGTACTTTTGCACCATACGTATAGTCAGCAATAGAATTAAAAGAGTAAGCATAATTTTTCTTTGTTATTCCATTTAAATATATCTGTAGGTAAGCCTGATATGCTGTAAACATTGCTGTTGCATCAAATGGATCATCTGACATTGCTTCTGCACTTTGTAAAGCTTTAATTTGTGCTTCTGCTGTTAATAGTTTATATTTAGCATTATTCTTTACTTCTGTAAAATGTGCTTTTCCTCCTCCGTATATAACACTTTCTAATTTTAGGATATTTCCAAGAAAAGGTTGACCAAAAGATGTTTCTGGAGAATTAAATATTTGTCTGATTTTTCCATCATTATTGTCCCTTATTGGGGTTAATGACTGAATATTGCTACAATCATTAGTTGAATAATGTGTACTTCTTAATGTTGAATTTAATGTTACACCATTTGTACTTATTTTCTTTGGGCCACCTGTACCAATTACAACATGAATTTCCGCACTGGAAGAGCAGACATCTAAAGTACTACAAAGAGTTATCTCTTTATATCCTTCTACAGGGTCTTCCCACCCTACTGTACATCCACTAATAACAGATGTAATCCATACAAACCACACCTCATAATTAGCAAGTCCACTTGTCCCTGCTGAAGGAGATAAAATTACAGGATGTGTTGTAGAACATATCTCAAAATTTCCTAATGAGTAGAATTTTTTTACCTGAGATTTATTTGTATTACAATCTGTGTATTGTACTTTAGCATAATCAGCCCCTCCTTGAGGGTCTTGTTGTAATTGTGTTAGTGTTATCTCATAACTATCACAAAGTTGCTCAAATGCATTATTTGAGGCATTTAAGAATGGGTCTTCCCCCAAGTCGTTGTAAGGATAGTTTGGATAGAAATATTTGTCTTCATTATCCCCTTTTGTATACTCTCCTACATTTCTTAAAATACCTTTTGCTACAATAGATTTATTTGTCCCTCTATCTCCTCTTACAATTTTATACCCCACTATATCATCTTTTTGCTCCTGTGTGAGGGAGGATGTATTAATAAGATATTGTATTTGCTGTGAATTTACTTTTACGCCAATAGGGAAAATTGCTGTATTCCCCATCACCATATTATCCATAGAAGTGAACTCCCTATTTTCATATATAGGGCTAATAAGCACATCAGGAAATTTATGGTGTCTAATTTTCTGTCCTGCTAATTCTCCCCATAATTCTATATTACAAGGATATTCTTCTAATGATTCCCAATAAGCAAATTCTCCATATTGATAAGGGCCTTTATAACTTTCATCAGCAACATATTCAGAAGAGAATCCCTCTAAAGAAGCTGTATTGTATATTTTCCAGTATTCTCTATAACCAACACCACCAGAAGTATAATCTGGTGTTCCTATAAAATCTAAAGAACTTTCCGGTACATCTGGTCTTGTTTTTTCATTTACACTTTTAACTCTTCCGGGAATATGAAATCCATCAGTTTGTTTTCCATTCTTTAATAAGAATGTTATTTCAAATGGATATACTTCATCTCTTAAATACCCTCTAAGATTAGTTGCATTCAATTCATTAGAATAATCCTCTGTAGAAGGAATTCTCCATGTTTCCCACTGCAAATCAACTTTAGTAGCAATACTTTGATAATTAACCCTGTCTATAGATGTTAAACCATCCCATATTAATACATCTTGTACATTAGTTAAATCTTGTGCAATGTCATAATAAGGATATTTCTCAAATACATCATTAATAGAAAGTCTAATATTATCTACAGTTTGTCCTGTATATGTAACTGTCTTTTGTTCACTATCAATAAAATATGTACCTGCTAGTTCTACAGATGTGATACCATTAATAGTTTTAATAACAGCAAGGTTAAAATATTGAAATTGCCCTGTTACATCTAAATTATCAATACCTAAAACAATTGCTTTACCTACAGGGGTATTAAAATTTACACTTACTGTATTCTCATCAAATATAGGTGTGGGGTTAGTTACAGAATAATAAGATGTATAAGCATTACCAGAAGCATCTGAATATTGAATTGCAAACTGATAACCCCCACTTATAATATTTCCACTAGTTACAACTTCTCTAACTTCTAGAGAAGGGATTGAGAAATCGGATTGAATTTTTAATTGATTACAATCTACATCATCTGTATATATAGGACTACATAGTGGGCTTCCACTTCTAAGAATTTTAGGAATATTATCAATATCTAAATACCTTCTTGGATTTAATCCGTCTGTCCAATAAATTTCTGTTCCACAATTATTTATTTTATGGGTAATCTTATGGATTGGATATGTAGAGTTAAAGTTTAGGCAAGGAGCATGTACTAATACTTTATATTGACAATCATTATTGTCCATATAGCCAATTTGACTATCTGTATTATCATGTGTAACAAGAAAGAATATGTGTTTATTTAACTCCTGTATAAAGTGCTTTCCAATTAGTAGATACGTTTCTGGAAATGTAAGACATAAAGTGTTACTCTCTTCATTTCCATAATAGATTCCATTGGCATCAAAGTTTTCTACATTAGCATTTAGTGCATATGTTAACTTGCCTTTGTCAATACTAGCTGAACTATGATCCATATCAAGCCCAACTACAGCACTATTATATTCTTGTTTTATATTGCCTTGTTCCTTCTCTGCCATTATAATTTCTTTTTTCTAGGTCTAATTTCAGTAGCCATAGCCCTTTCAATAGACCAATTTAAACCATTAACTCTTTTATTAATTACGTCATAAGAAAGATTATTTATCTCACAATATTCTACCATAGATATTTGTCCACCATTATAGGGAAAATATCTGGTACTTCTTCTATTTCTAGTTTGTATTTTTGCCGTAGCCCATCTACAATTAGAGGGTTCATAATTTCCATCATTATCTATTCTATCTATACTCAATTCTTTAGAGTATGTAGGATACATATCTTCTATAAAACTATTAATATCTTTCCATCTTTCACAAACACTAATTCCTCTTTCCCCATAATTTTTATAATCCTGTGACCCTTCTTTATAGCATCTTTTAATCATTCTATCCCAAGTGTGGTATAAAGGGTGTTTACTTAATTTATGAGTTGTATTAGCCTCTAATACTCTTCTTTTATTATAACAACCACATGAATTAGTGTGTTTCTTATGAACTGAACTTATTCTGGTAATAAATTCATTTCCACAAGGGCATTTAAATTTTCCTAATCTAAGAAACTCTCCCCCAACTTTTCCAATATCAAATCCTTCATGACTTATAAAAATACAATTATTTATTACATCTCCCGGTTTAACTAAAGAAGTAATAAATCTACTCTTCTTAATTCCTTCTTCTACCACTCCCATATCTATTTGTTCTATTTGGTAACTCATATTTACTGAAACTATTAAGTTGCTTCTTTATTGCCATTTGCTTTTGATAAACTGTAGTTTTTTGGGTTTCTAATTTTGCCATTATGAAAGACTCATCTGCTTGTTGCTTATAATATATTAGTTTTTGCTGCAACTGATTGAAAGTTTCATCGGTTATTTGATTAGTTAAAGTTTCTATTACTTTAAACTTTAAAAAGTCTATAATGTACTGTTTAATTCGATAGTTGTCAGGCACAAGCTGATTTCCCTCTCCATCATAATCTGTTGAATAAAAAACCAAATATACTACACCTTCTCTAAAAGTTGTAACAAACTTATTATCTCTAATATCGAAACTATTATACCCAGAAGAATGCGGACTTCCTACAATATTATATCCACTTCCATAATTTACATCACAAGATTTTCTAGCAGATATATTTCCCGGAGTTAGAAGAAACTCTCTTCTAAAACTTCTGGGTTGCTCTCTATTTGTTTTATATACTGCTTGCTCAATAAGGGGCATATCAGGACATAAATCACTTGGGCAATTAATATCTGTACATTCTACTCCCCCAATAGTAAGAGGTTCAATTTGTATTGTTGTGGAAGAAGTTTGTGAGTAAAATGAATTAGCAGTTTGATAGGAATGTAAAGGCGTTTCTGTACACATCCATGCTTCTCTTGCAGCATAAAAATTATCAGGAAGTCTTGCTTCAAAATCCTCTATATAGAGAATTTCTTCTGTTATATTATATGAGGATTTGCCAAGTTTCTCAAGGCACTTATTTAGTAGTGTAGGAAACATAAGGTCATCTATACTACCGGTATCATAGTACGTCTTAAAATCTTCCCTTACTTCACTATAGAGGATTTCAGGACTAACAAAATTATAGTTGTAATAGTAAGACATGGTGCTTATTTCCCCCAATTTAAATAAATATGTTGATATTTTTCATCACTTTTGATATAATGATTAATAAGTCTTGCTGTTAATCTATGGGCTTTGAAATACCATAAATTGTTATGCTTGAATATTGCTGTTCTTTTAAACCATCTCCACCTAAATCTGTATCCTTCTGTAGAATGGTTAAAATTATATATTCTTTTTCCTTTTTCTTTAGTTTTTTTCCAATCTACAGGAAGATTAATATGTTCTCTTCCATTTTTAATTATAATCTTCTTTGGTTTTTGTTTTGTAATTGAAAATTGTCCCCATCCACAAGGTAATTTTGCTTTCTCCCCTGTCTCTAAAATATACTCCCTATACATATCTACATATCTATAGAGGACATTTTTCCATTCATCAAATGATAAGTCTACTTCAGAATGTTCTATGCAAAATCTTTTGTAGTTGTCTTTACTTGCTGTTCGATATTCAACAGTTCTCCTCATTATTTAGCTTGTTCATTTACATTAGGAGCCTGATTATCCATGTTATTTTGTGTCAAATCTGTCTTGAGTCTAAAGTATGTGTTCAATAATTTCTGAGAAGTAAGTTCTAATACTTGTTTTTCTAAATATCCCGGAAGATAGAATTCCCTATCTAGAGGATTTTTACACCATTCTTCATCTGTTACTGGTGCATTTCCGCAATCACAATCAGAATATCTAAATGAACTAGGAATATCTTCTTCAAATAATGCAACAAGTCTAACCTTTGCTACCATTGGATTTGTAACATATAAATAATCATTACTTATCCAGAAGTATTCTTCTTTCTTAATGAAAGGAAGTTTTAATAAATTAATATATCTATTAACAGAAATCTCTTTTAATTTCTTCCCCTTACCACCTAAAGCATTAATTGAATATACCCCCTGTATAACATACTGATAATTACCTTCTGAAATTCTTGGGATTTTTTCTGTACTTCTTGCTATTGTACATTCATCTGTAAAATCACAACATTCACTAATACTGACTTCTTCCATAGAAAGGCAGGGAATAGTGGTAAAAATTGAATCTGTTGCCCACAATCTTCTGAGATTTGTTTCACGTTTCAGAAGCAATAAAGAATTAGCTCTTAGTTCACTGGCTATGGCTCTATCTGTTAATAAATTATCAGTTGATAATAATTTATGAAAACTTCTACAATTGGAAACTAATTCACGTAATATCATAATACACTAATTAATAAATGTAAAGATAAATTATCTTCTCCTCTTTTCAAAATCAAGTTAATTAAATAAGTTATTTTATTCTAATCAGAATAGTTATACAGCATATTCTGTTCTTGATCCTATTTGTGAAATCTCATAATGACAATCTACTCCTGTTAATTCAGCATCTCCAGCATATGTATCTGCTCCTGTAAATACACCACTTGTATTTGCGACATCTCTTAATACCCTAAATTGTAAAATATCACTTAAAGAATAGTTTACAGGAGCAGGTAAAGCTGCACCATAAGAAATCTGATCTAATGTACCAGAAACATATGTGAAAGCATTAGACGTACTGCATTTATAATTAGTCCAAGCAGTTGCTTTAGCTTGCCCATTTCTTTGCCACCTATATTGTATAAGAAAATTAGGGGTTGCATTACTATTCTGAAACCAATGAATATGGGGAAAGATAGAACTACCTGCTTTCCAGCCGTGTTTCATTTGATAATTAACTAAAATATAATCAGAAAGATTGGCTGCAGTTGTAAAATCAATAGTACTTTCTGTAACATCAAGGGAAACTCCGGGGCCTATTGTAAATACCTGTGTAATATCTCCTAACATATCATCAAAAACAGTGGCATCCCCAACCATTCTCATACTACCATCTGTCTCAAATTCTGTATAATTGGCTATACCACCTGCTCGTAAGTTATTAAATGTTTTTGTTCCTACAATTGTTTGAGCTTGATTATCTATGTGTCCCCATGTCACACCAGAGGCTGCTAAAGATTTATTTCCTGTATCATCATGATTGATAACACTTGAAAAGTTATAAGTACTTTGAGTCAAACTTTGGGTAACTCCACTTGCAATATTATATTGAATGATTGCTCTTCCAATAAGAATACAATGATGCTGTAATATTAAGGGTAAATCAGTTCTTGGTTGTTCAAGTGCAGCATCTGTTGGAGAAGAGTATGTTCCTACAGATCCACATACATAAAATAATTGTTTATTATCTCCTACACTTCTATAGAACCATCTCACTGCATATTTATTATTACTTATATCTAGTAAGTTTATGCCATCATCATATTTTAGATTATTGTATACTAAATTATCTATATATGTCCACGTTCCCCCAACATGATATGCAAAAGTCATCTGATCTGTAAAAGAGTTAAAGGATGACACATCTTGATGTACTGCCCCTGTATAAATCATTCCTGCTGTAGTCACTATAGTTCTTGGGCTTGGACTAGTGGTTTCAGAAATAACAAGTCCCCCATCTGTAGAGAGTTTATACAGAGAGGTGTGGTACATAGCAGATTGAGCTTTATTAGCTAGTCCCAATCCTAAACTATCAAAATTTAAAGAATGTATTACACTACCAAGCCTCCAAATAACAAATATTGGAAGTATATTACTATGGTTCATAGCTGTCCCTACTGTCTCTTTATAGAAAACAGGACTTCCAGCATTATACCTCACACTAACATATTCTTCTGCACCATTTGTAAATGTAAATGTTTCCTCAGCAACTGTATATGTTTTCATATCCCCTCCATAATCAGGTAGAGGGTATATATTAACATCTATCTCTGAAAATGTAGCTGTTCCATCTCCATTATCTACTATAGTAGGGGGTATGATTGCTCCTGTAGATAATCTTCTGTCTCCTGAATCAATGTAATCTTGTGAATAAACAATTTGTACAAAATTAACATCAGCAAATCCATCAACAAATCCATAAAAAATATTATCAAAATTAGCCAATACACTACTAAATGATGCAAGAGGATAGGTTCCTAAAGAAACATACCCAGCTTTAGGTATTAATATAGATGATAAATCAGTATCTCTAATACCACTAAATACTCTTGTTAAATATTGTGGAATTGTTTCAATAATAATATTACTCCCATCTACATAATAATTACATCTTTTAGCATCAAAAGGTGTTGGAAGTAATGTAAGCCTTTGTGTTGATATAGTAGGAGTTGCCATATTAAATTAAAGTTATTGTATATTCAGTTGATAATGAAGTTGCAAATACACTACTAGATTTATAAATATAATTATTTACATACCCCGGCCTAATATCTACTCCTGCTACACCACTTGCTAAATCAATACTCATCATTGATCTTACATTTGTAGAAAGAGAATCAAGTAAGGTGAAATCTTTATCTATAGGAATAGATAAAAAGAAATAATTATATCCTGCTTTTATTGGTGTATTAATTACTGTTGGAGATAAAGAATAAGGTATATTAACTTCATTTGGAATATCATAAGTTGTAGAATTAACACACATTTCCATATGTCTTATTGGGGCTGCCGTTGTTGTTGTCGTTGTAACATCAATACAAGCTTGAACAGAAAGCACTTCTCCTGTTGCTGCTATTCTTATTGTGTAATCATATATATTTGTTGTGTCTACATCCCCTTCTGTAATTGCTCCCCACCATATCCCATCTGGAGAAACAAAGGGGATTGTACATGCTTCATCTATAAATAGAAAATCTCCTGCTGTTGGAATAGGGTTGCTAGAAAGAAAATAAACTCCTTGTACACTATCTAAATCAACAACTATAGCATTATATAATTCCCCACAAAGCTCTATTGCATTTACATTTAAATCCCCTGAAAGTGCTCTTGCCACTAATAGAATTTGCAATGGTACAGGTACAGAGGTAGTTGATGTGGTTGTTGTGCTAGTAGAACTAGTTGTAGTAGATGTTGTGCTAGATGTTGTAGAAGTAGTAGTTGAGGTTGTACTACTACTAGTAGTGGTGGTAGTAATTGCTTTTGGTTCTACATTTATATCTACATATTGTACACAGTCTCCTGTAGATTGTATTCTTACAATTGTAGTAGATGTGGGGACTAATGTAGACATGAAGCCTAATAACAGTTGATTTCTGCTAATATTAGTTTGAAATGGAACTGTGTATCCATCTACATCAGAATATAGGCTAAAAGGGCCTGTATTAGTCCCTGCTGAAGTTAATTGTAAGAATACATTCATTAAGCCGGAATATATATAATAAAATGAGTTGCCAATACAGGTTGAATATTATTATGGGATTCACTACTTCCAATAGCTCCGTTTGTCATCACTACATTAATATTGGGGGTTGCTTCACTTGTAAGTCCTATATCTGCTGTGTCTCCTGTTCCCCTTAATGTATAGTCTGCAGCAAATGTACTTTCTACTTTTAAATAATTAATATTAGAAAGTTCTACATCATTAAGCCCATCTTTCACAATAAAATGTGAATGTGCTGTTTGTGTAGCTACTGCTGTATTTGTATGTGTATGTGTTGGTAATTCTGCTGCTGAGAGAGTGACATTATTCACCCCACTGACATCATATAATTCATATGTAGGGTTTCCTGAAATTGCAGGATCTACAACTGGATCAAATGCTCCACCACCCATACCTGTAGTTGTACCTACAGCAACTCTACCTCTTTTATCTGGTGTACCATTATTACCATTGCATAAATATACTTTATCCCAATCTCCTGTTCCTGCCCCTGTTAAATCAAAATATGTAAGAGGCCCATAATATTCCATTGCTGTATAAGGAACCATTTTATCTTTCATTGCTGTTCCTGCAGAAATACTATCTAAATAACTCTGTATAAGAGCATTGAGGTCAGTTATCTGTACATAATTTGCAACTAAATCTGCTGTTAGGGCTGTAACATCCCCAATCACTGTACACAATGCTGTAATGATTGCTTGCACAACTAAATGTGTGTCTGAACTATCAATTACACCCACTAAACAATCTATATCATAATCTCCATTAAGAGTAGTGACATCAGCAACTACATCATCTACCTGTCCTTGTAAATCACAAACAGATTTAATAATAGCTACAGTAATATCTACTAAAGATGTTCCTGCACCTAAATACTCATCTACTAATGTACATACATCAGCAGGAGTTAATGTAATAGTTATTCCTGTACCATCTAATGCAGATAGTAAAAAAGTAGTGAGTTTTTGTTCTACAGAGTAGAGTGTATCACCATTACTAATTTCAAGAGCAGCAATATCTACTCCTGTATATTTTACACATTTGTCAGAAGTTATCTCTGAGCAACCGTTGAAGCAATTTGTACAAGACATATAAAATATTTTTAAATTGTTGTTGTTGTGGTGGTAGTGGATGGTGTAGATATAGTTTGTTGACACTTACTTTTACAGTTTCCTGTCATAACTATTACCCTAGATGCTATCATTTCAATTGTATAATCTGGAGCATAGTCTAAATTGTAAGACTTATAAGTTAATATTCTTTTATAATTCAATAAGTCTAATATTGCAGAATAATTAATCTTATAGCCAAGCATTAATGTTATATTATTATATAACATTTTAGCCATCTCTGCCATTTTACAATCTATCTTAGCTAGTAAGTTAGTTATTGTTGTACACTCTGCACAAGTTGTTAGTCTAGGATCTATCATTTTGGTTTATTTTCTGCTGCATAACATGTTGGGCAAAGTCCTTTCTTTAAAGAACAGGAACAAGAAACTTTAGCTCCGCATTTACTACATTGGGCCATGACAATTGTTTTTTAAATTATGCTCCTAATATACTAAAAATTTATCACATAATTGTTACCTGAACACCCACAATTATTTCTTGTGAAAGAATTTAATAATTTTGTTGCTTGTAGATATAATTTATTGGCTTCTAGAATAGCACAATTATTAGCAGCAGCTATTGCTCCCTGTATAAAGAAATATATTGTATTAAGGTCAACTTTGGCTTGCATTTTAATTGCCTTGTCACATTCCATTATATCTAGTTGCATAAAAGCCTCATCAAACTTTTCCTGTAATTTATCAACTCTCATTATATTCTTCTCCAGAGAATATGTAGGAACAGCATCTGTTGTATAAAGGATTGTATATACACCATCAGGAAGAGGTAATAAATCTTCTCCAATTGCTGTAAGTTCTAAATCTAGAGAATCAATAATGTTCATTACATCAGGAACAAATACAACATCTACAGGATCAAATCCCGGAGCTGTAATAGTTAGTTTAGGAGCTGTAGGAACAACATCATAAGTTGAATTATCCATTACTCCCATTGTATATTTATTATATGTTGGTGGTACTAAAAAATCTAAAGTTGTTGCCATTATCTATTGTCTTTAATTTGTTTAATTGCTTTTCCTATTACAAACATTTCTTTATGTGTAAAATTATTCATTCTGGCTGTATTACATTCCCAACAACAAGATACACAGTTTTCTTGTGTGTGGCCTTTAGTATTATCAATTCTGTCTAAACCTGTTGAGGGATAATCACAATATACACAATTTAATTTTAGCATTTTTTGTATATATTCCTTCGTCAAATCATTTTGGAAATTTTTCTTGTAATCTATTTTTGAGTAATTACTAAATAATATAACATCTCTATTACCCTTATTCCAGTTTCCTTTTTCTAGTTTTCTTGCACTCTTTTCTTCTTCTGTCATCCCCCCTAACATATTCTTTCTATAGGCAGAATAACAACATTTACACCATGCAGTATACATATTTTTTGCTCTGGAATAATAAAATTCTCCTATAGTTTGTTCTACATTACAATTTGTGCATACTTTTCTAGTAGTTAGGGGAAGTGGCCCAATTAATAGCCTCTCTTTTAATCTTAACTCTCTATACTTAATTTCACAATTAATACAAATTTTATTAAATCCTTTACTATTTTTTGTAAAATTTTCCTCTGTTAAGTCTTTAACTTCTCCACATTTCTTACAAAACTTTTGCCTAATAAAACTATCCCCTTCTCTTCTTCCTGAAATAGGAGTATTATTTTTTCTTCTAATACTGTTTGAGCAATTTTTACATGTACCAGAATAACATTTAGTTGGACTATGATATTGAAAATCTATTATTAATTCTTTGTTCTCTAAACACACTTTACATATTTTAAAACCATCAATAACTGGATAATACCTTGTTGTTTTCATTAGTTATATTATTTATATTTATTACAAATATAATCAACAACAACTCTATATCCAAATTATTTTAATAATTTTATTTTAATTTTAATAAAAAAGGGAGAGAGTTTTTACTCATCTCCCTTAATTATTAGGTATTTACATTATAACTTCTTGGGTTATAAAGTGGTAGTTGTAGTTGTAGTGGCCGGAACAGTAGTAGTGGTAGTTGTGGTCGGTACAGTTGTTGTACTTGTAGTTGTAATACAAGCAACATCTGAAGCAACAGTACCAAGAGCAGCTTCTAACACCCCTTCAAGTTCTGTAGCTAATGCACCACCAGAAATAACAGCAATAATCACCATATTATCTGTAGGAATATAGTCACCCCAATTCTGAGTAGGAGCATCGTAGTCATTAAATTTAATGTAATAAGTATCATACACCTGTGTCAAATCTACAAATGAATCAAAATTCTGATTATATCCACCAATTCTGTAAAGATGTTTCAAATAACCAGCTTGATAAGAATAGAAATTCTTTTCAAGTTGTGCAATTTCTTCACCAGTTCCAGAGGCATAATTAGATTTCTGAACAACAGTAGCTTCAGCAACAATATTACAACTATCACTTACAATAAAGTCAGCAGTTGTAGCAGGGCCAGAATATACAAATGTATTGAAATACAAACGGTCATATTCCCAAGGGAAAGCAGCAACATCACAAGGTTGTCCATAAGCTGTTAAAGCTTTTCCAGTAATACGAAGAATAGTTCCACCTACATTTTCAAATGTATAGAATTTACTCAAGCCAATATTATCAGGATTAATTCCGGGAGCTGTAGCATTAAGTTTTACAATAAATGCATCAATCAATGCAGAAACATCAGTAGTTTCACAAGGATCACCACCACAATCACAACAAGGTGCTTGTACAGTTACTGAACGTGTAAAACCATTAAAATATAAAGTTTGCAAATAACTAGAGAACCCACGAATGGTGAGAGTTACAACATCTCCACATTTTACATTCCATGTGTCAATATCTGTAATCTGATTTACAGGAGTTGGGCAACCCCCTACTTTATACCATTCAGTTACATTAGTTCTGCAACCACTTCCTGAAGGGCAACCCTTAATTTTATCAGAACGCTTGCTACCCTGAAGATAGTTATTTGTACGTCCTTGTGCTACATAAAAATATGGAGCAGCAGCAATAGTGCCAATCAAGGCAACAGAATAATCATTCTTAAAAAGGCCAAGTTGACCTGCAGTAAGATTTTGTGTAGATCCAGAACTAGGCAAAGCAGTTT